ACATCATCTCTACTAAATAAATCGAATCCTGCATCACTATCATGAGCTTTTACTGGTAACTTTGCACCTTCATCTAATGCTACATTAAATGTTTCAAATAAATCATTGTTAATCATAATTTTACACCTCTTCTTGATTATAATATATTTTTAGGATAATATCTAATCCAGAAACTATTTGAATATATTCCACTATTAACTACCATTTATTATTCTATTTGTCTTTTTTGAAAGTAATCTAATATTGCTTTATTTGTTTCATCAGAATCTATAATAGCTTCAAATCTTGCTTTATAATCATTCCAACTTAACCATGTTAAAAGCATTGTTAAGAATTCTTCATTTTCAAGTAATAATTCTTTATCTTCTTCATCTAGTTCTAAGTTATTCTTTAATTTATTTATTAATCGATAGTTTATTATATTAATCATAAGTTAGTTATCTCCATTATAAATTTATCTCTTAAGGAAATAATATCTGTTTTATATGGATAAGATTTTGATTCTCTATTATAATCTTCATTATATAACTGTTTACAGAATCCATAAAACATATTTTCTAATAATGATGTTAACATACCTGTTTTAGTGATATATCCACATCTCAATGTTTGCTCTGCAACACCGCGCATCTTCTTCCATAAATTATAATAACTAGTTTTACATTTAGTCATAAATCCAGTTTTATCAGTAAAGACAAATCCTTCAACATAATTTCCGTTATATTTATAATCTTCTCCTTGAATTTGATTATATAAATCTCTAAATGCATCCCAATCTTTCAATTCATATGCTTTTTCTTTTACCGGCACACCAATAAATTCAGCGATTTCAACTAAGTTATCATATTCCATAGCTTTAAATTTTAACTTATTAATAATAATATCTAATAATACTAGTTTACTTTCTGTATATTTAATGATATGAGGGTCATTATTAACATCAATACATTCAAATACAAATGTTGGTATATCTAAATCTTGATATTTAGCTTTCTCATATAGATTTCGGAAAAAATCTAAAAGTCTTTGATAGTAAGGTTGTATTTGTTCTTTTATATATCCAACAAAATCACCTTTATTTGTAGATTTAGAAGCAATAAATAAATCATCATTATTGTAATCATATGATACAATAGCTAAGAAACCATTTTCTTTAACATAAGCAGTTACTGGAAATTGTAATTTTTCTCTTAATGTTGCTAATTCTGTTGCTCTTACTTCATTAATATTAAAGAATTTTTCATAAGATCTAGCCATAATTTTATTATTAACTGTATCAATAAATAAACCACGTGCTAAAATGGTTTGTCTATTCCAATTACCTTTATAGAAAGCATCTCTTGTAAAATTAAAAGATGAAATTCCATCACCTAATGGTTTTTCCTTAACGTACTTATTATTTCTTAAATAAGCAATAGCATCAGCTACTGTTTCTACATGTCTTTCTTCAGTATTTAATTCTTCAGTAATTGGTTGGCAGTCTTCTAGTTCGACGATATTCCAAATAGGTTGATGTTGTTCCATAGATAGCTCTACTATACGAAGCTTACCACCAAATTCAACTCTGCCTTCTAAATTAAATACTCTATCAGCTATTTGTGTTTCATCGCCTTCAACGTTTCGGTGTCCATGAATTAAATATTGATTTAATTGTGTTTTAGCTGTCCAAGTTTCCGCAATGATTTTATAATCGTTATAATTTCCAACACCTCTAATAAAATCAATTGATGGAACATATAATAGGTTGGTATTGATATGTGGGATACCTGCATGACAAGCTAAAATATCTAACCCATTCCAAGTTATGTGAGAAAATTGGCGTAATTTTCTATAAAACATTCTAGCCATTTTCTCATTAAATTTTCCTTTGATTAGTTGTGGCTTTGTCTTATACTCAAATTCTTTAGATTTACTAGCTGGTACAGAATTTCCATAGTCACGAATCCATCGTTCATGATTACCTTCTAATAGACATACATTTGGTTTGTTCATAATAGAATATAGATAATGCATAACTTCTGCATTTTGATTACCTCTATCAATATAATCACCTAAGAATATATATTCAGTATCATCTCTTAATCCATTTTTAAAATCTGGATATTGCATTAATGTATCATAACACCCATGAATATCACCAACAAATACTAATCTTTTATAATTAGATACATCAAATGGTTTTTCTAATAATGTTTCAAACTCATCTGGCTGAATAACAGTTACACCACTAGGAATTTGTTGTGTTGCAAATCTAGCATAAATATTTTTAATAGCTTCATCTGGTACCCATTTTAACTCAGGTCTCATTTTATTTTGTTTCAAACAAACTTCTAATGGTATTTTTGTAAAATCAACAATATACATGCGATATCTATACATATCAGACAGACCTTTATATTTTTGTATATCTTTTGTCTTAGAACATGTAGCATCAATAACAGTAAATTCACCACGAGACATTCTGTGCTCTAAAACTTTGAATAATGTATCCCAAACTACCTGTTCATTATCTGGATCTTGAGTTATTCTTAGTTCACCATCTGCTTGTAATGCAGGTGAACTACATTTTAATCGAAATTCATCTGGTGATAATGTGTAAGCTTCTAAATTATGATTTTTAATCCAAGTTGATTTTCCACAACCAGGTGCACCTCTCATTAATAATAATATTCGCATATATAATACCTCCTATGACATATCTATACATCAATACTATACAATAAATTACAGATAAAACATTAATTTTTTTTAAATTTATTGTAATAAAACAATATAAAAGAGAACAATGATTTTACATGTTCTCTCGTTACTTCATTAAGAACCGTATAAATCTATTCTAATTACTTAAACCGTTAAGATGCAAAGAATTCTCTAGGTTGAAATGAATTATACTATATGTTAGTAGTCTGGAATATTTTTATCAAATCTTTTACCTTTGAATACTGGAAACCTGATTGATTTACCACCATTAGCATTTTCTGTTTCCTCAAAAAATTGAACTTCAATAATAGCATTTATCCATTCTTCTCTATTATTCCAGATTTCATCTCTTAAATCTTTTTCAAATCCTGAACCTACTTTAACAATATTATCATCTTTATATCTAACAAGAAGTGCACCTAATGTTCCTTTATTAGAATTTGTACCTTCTTCAAAGCCTATCACCTGTAAATCTAAACTTTGCATTTTCTTTACTTTTAATAGATTCCATGTCCGTTTGAACTCATAAGGTGCATCACATATATTAATCATAACACCTTCTTCACCTTTTGCAGTTTGTTGATTTAAAAGTTCAATGATTTTATTCGTATCTGTTCCTTGATATAAAATAGGTAAAATATTGAAATATGTATAAACTCCACTATTTACAAAATCAGCTATATGTATCGTATATAAATGCTCATTACCTATATATTTATTCAATCCAAAAGTTTTGTTAACAAATGATATGAAATCATTTCCATCAATCTTATGTAAAAATGTTTTACCAAGCATCACTCTTCTTTTATTATAAGGGATATCGCATTTTTGATTCTTAAAATCTTCAATTGGTAAATAATCAAATACCATCATTTTTAAACCATGTTTTTCATCATCTTTTGTTCTTGCTAATTTCATAGTTTCTTTGTAGATATTTCCTAGACAACTAGTATTAGCTATAAGCTCACCATCTAATACAATATTATCTGGGAACTTTTCAATAGCTTCTTGTTCAAGGTCAACAAGTCCTCCAATAGGTTGTCCTTGTCTTGACCAGAATGACACTTTTCCATTTTCTTTCATCATAATGCAACGCATACCATCAATTTTAGTAGTAATTGCAAATTCTTTTTCTTTAACATGTTCTGGTCTCTCAAAATATTTTTCAGCTAATTGAACATCAAAAGTTGGTATAAGATTAGGAATTACTTTGTTGATTGTTTTTGCATCAATACCTAACCGAAGATTCTTTATGATTACATTGCATGCAAGCTCCCATAAACTCTTATCTAGTTCTGCAGTTATATAACTTGTACTAATAAGCACATCAAAATCTCTACCAGTATTATTTACTTTTAAATATTCTAATAAAGATTTAAAATCAGTTAACTGATTATACTTTAATCCAGTTACCAATAATCCAGATTTAAGAGAAAATTGTTTAAATAATTTTTTATCAGAAATTCCTGTAATAATATATGGGTTAAAAACAAAATCTAAGTAATAGCGAATATCTTCATCATCTTTATATTTGTTTAGTATTGAAATCTTATAGTTTCTACTATTTTCGGCAGTTATTTCTGATATGAAATTTTTGAATTTTATTAATGTTTGCATGATTTACACCTCATTTACTTATAAATATTAAAATACATATATTAAAACATGTCTTATTTTTCTACAATCTCATATAAGCCACATTCACAGAAACCTAATTCTTTTGTTTGCAGCTTTTCTCTAAATTCTTTACACATGCATATATTATCATCATTGAATTGGACAGCACAACAACAATGTCCATTATTATCTGCAATCTTTTTTCTAATAGCTTTTACAAGTTCCTTATCACTGTTTACTATAACCTTAACGTCAGACATTTTATTTTACATCTCCTTTACCCTTGATAAATGATGTATTATTTTTACTTACTTCTTTCAACATCTTTGTCTTTAAAGATTTGTATTTCTTTAACAACATCTCGTATATATCAGATTTATCTGTATTTAGATTATCTATTATCTTTTTTAACTTATCAATCTCTTTTACATGCGATTTAGTTAAATATGATATAGGTTTTTTAAATACTTCTTCAGCTACGTCATTTTCACATCTAAATGTACTAGTTAAATATTTTACAGCTTCTTTATATGTTAGTTCAAACATATCTTTCCAATTATTTGTCTTTTTAAGTTGTTCTATAATTTCTAACACCTGGAGACGTTTTTTGTTATCTTCAAGTTGATGTGTTAATCTATTGTTATGGGTGTTGATTAAATATTTTAAATTACTCTTAACTACCTTATCAAAGCTACAAGGAACATAGATATGTTCATTGTCAAAAAACGCTAAGTTATATGTTTCTGTAGTTTGTAACTTACGGTATAATCTATTAAACAATTCTTTCATATCACATTGCTTTTTATATACTTTTTCAATAACAATGCGGGTTTCAGATGTTGATTCATCTCTTAAATCTATTTTATCTAGTAGTATTTCTTTTTCGACTATCTTTCGAACACTCTCAACATTTTTAGAACTAGGTAAGCTTGTTATTGTTATTATGTTATCTTTTAAGGTCATTATTGGAGCAGTTTTAATACTACCATACCCTGTCTTTAATACATTTTCCCATTCTTCTTTTGTACTTAAAATATGAACATTTAGATTTGGAATAGGTAATTTAGAAGGAACATAATTTAAATCTTTATGTGTTAATATATCAATATAATAATCAAACATACCAGCAATATCTAAGCATGGAATATTTAACCTAGGTAAACCAGATGGAATACCTTTTTGACCATTAATAAAACATAACGGTAATAGTGTAGGTAATGCTTCAGGCTCTGGTTTATCAATTTCACCTATTATGTAATTACAATACTCCATACTGTCACATAATAGTTCTAGAGATAAATCAGAAATCATACCACCTATGTAACGTTCAGCAGAAGCTTTGATTCCTTTAGATGAATCTCCCCAGTTCCCTTGAGTTTTCATAAACTTAAATTTATTACCATTTTCACCTAGTTGTATAATTACACCTGCTACAGAGTTTGGGTGTGGGTGATATGGAAGAGCTGCTGCAGCTAATTCAGCTACTTTTACAATACTTCTAGGACTATCTTTCCACATTCCATATATTGCTCTCTTATAGCTAGATTTAGCACCATCTAAAATATTGGGATAAGCTCTACCTTGGCTTACATATAATCCATATTCTTTATAATTTTCTCTAGCTAATTCTAACGCATCTTTTGTTGGTTCATTTACATATTCAGCTGTTGTATCAGAAGCTTTTTTTGATTTTCTGTTTATTGATGTATTCGTATCTACAGCAGGTTCTATGATTTTATTTGTAGTTGTTACTTCTTTAACATTGTTTTTTGAACTTTCAATTATAGTTAATTCTTCATCACCAAATAAATCAACTTCTTCAAATATTTCTTTTTTCTTATCCATTTATAACAATCCCCAATTCTCTTAATAAATCACCTTTACCTGCAGATGTTCCTAAAATGCGGTTAAATTCATCAATATCAGATGGATATTCAATCTGTAATACATTCCTTGTTTTTGGATTAACTAGGAAGAAGTATAATTGATCTGGATTCATTTCTCCTAAACCTTTAAAACGATGCACATTTTTAGCATCTTTAGGTATCTGTTCAACTCTATTGCACCAACCATAATTTTTAGGATTATCTCCCCAACTATATAATGGTGGTAATGAAATATATACTCTTCCTTGTTTAATCATATCTGGGAACATATTTACAAACAATGCTAATACAAGGCAATTGATTTGTAAACCATCTGGGTCAGCATCAGCACTAATAATTACTCTATCATATCTTGATTTACTAGCATCACAATTTGGGCCAATACCACAACCAAGACTGTTTGCAATATCACATACTTCTTTATTTTTAATTACTTCTTTTAGATCTTTATATGTTGTATTTAATATTTTACCTCTAATAGGTAGTATTGCTTGTGTTTTTTTATCTCTTACATATAGGTATGGACCCATAGCTGAATCACCTTCCACAATGAATAGCTCTGTTCCCTCTTGCTTTTTAGATGTACATTCAACTAATTTACTAACAATAGACCTTCTTCTAATATTATCAGAACTATCTTCATTTATTTTAATAAGACTGCTTATCTCTTTCCTAGATAATAAAGCATTCTGAGCTATTCTATATTCTTCAAATCTCTTGATTAATTGTTGAGCAATTAATATATTATCCTCTAGATATTTTAAAAATAGTTTGCTAAAGTTATTCATTAACTCATCAAAGTAATTCTTGTTAACTACTAATTTTTCTTTTGTTTGAGATGAAAATTCTGGGCTACTTATAAATACTGCACATACAGCTCTTAAACCTACTAAGTAATCAGATGTCTTTAATGTGACTGAAGGCTGTAGATTTTTATGTTTACTTATAAATGTTTCCCAGCAGTTACATAATGTTTTAGATAATACCTGAATATGTGTTCCACCTAAATAGTTAGATAACAGATTTGTAAAACCAAAATATCTATCTTTAGTATCAGACGAATATCTTAAAGCTACTTTAAGTAATTCTTTTTTCTTATTCATAGTTGATATTTCAGGTATATCTACATAAGAAACAATTTTATCATCTTCTTCTGTTATTAAGCTAAAAATATTACTTTCAGTATCTATTTGCAGATTATCAATAAATAAGTCTGCTTGAAATCCTAATGCTGATGCTATTTTACATCTGCTGATGATAAATTCTTGTGGAATAATAGCAGATTTAAACACTGTTTTATCAGGAATAAATTCTACTAATGTTCCATCAGGTTCAGTAGTATCACCTTTAGTTAATGATACTTTTGATTTATGTCCTGCTTCCACCTTAACAAATTTACCATTTCTATATGATGTTATTGACATATATGTAGATAAAGCATTTGTGATAGTTAATCCTAAACCATTTAATCCGCTACTGTAATTATAACTGGAATTATCAAATTTACCACCACTATTTGCTTTAGTTACCAATACTTCAAGAACTTCTTTTTTCTGCCCATTTTCTAATGTTTTTTCTCCATGAGGAATACCACGTCCCCAATCCCTGACCATATATCTATTTTCTTTTGTATAAACAGATACTTGCAGTTTAGGGCTATGACCAGATTGAACCTCATCTATTGCATTATCAAATATTTCAGATAAAAGCTGTCTAGGGTCATTTGCTTCACCTATATATATTCCTTTACGAAGTCGTATATGGTCTAAATCTGATAATATTTTGATATTTTCAAATGTATATTTTGACATAAATTATCTCCTATACTATATGATAAATAACATAATCTTACTATTTATTATACAATTTTATTTTGTCTATTATAAATAAAAGTTGGAATAATATAATATATTCCAACATTTACTAAAATATATTTTTAATTTATCTTATTAACTCTATTTCGTTAATTTTTCTGCATATTGATTATCACTAGCAAGATAAATACCTAATACAGAATCTAAATGTGGTTTATGATTTGGAATAAATCTACCATATTTAATGATAATATTATCAAATTGCTTTAATAAATTAATTTTATCTGCAATTTCTTCTTTATAATATCCGGTATAAATAACAATATCATCATTGCAATTATGGTCTACTCTTAATTTTTTAATTAAATCAAATAAATCATCAAAGCTATCAAATGGTTCTAACCCACCACAAACTATTGCATGAGTTATTGGATTATTAATGTATATATCAATTATTTTTTCAGTTGTAATATTAATGTTTGGTCTTCTTACAAGAAAACTGTTTTGACATAAGGTGTTACCACCTTCCTTATCACATTTGAATGTGCAATAAGGAAAGATGATAAACATACTTGGTTTACGATAGTTTATAAAATCTTCTATAATAATATCTTTTACTAGCACATTATTTCACCTCTAGGTTATTTAATACATTATACCATTTTCTTGCGTTAAATTCTTGTTTCCTTATTTTTTGATAGCTAGATACTGGAACATAGAATCCTACCACTCTAGAATATTGATCTGCTATAGGTTCTCCACAATGAGGACATGTTGATGTCCCAATAAAGGAATGTCTATGTTTACATACGTTAATTTTTGTTGTAAACGCTGAATATATAACACCTTTACTAGCTACATAATTTAACATTTCCCAAGCTTGTTCTTCATTAGCGAATCTGTTTTCAATATTAATATGAGCAATAGCTCCACCAGAGCATTTACTATCTAAAACAGAACTTACTCTACATTTTTCTTGTATAGTACATTTTTCCATTAATGGAATCCATTGGTTACTATAGATAAAATATTTATTTTGTTCATAGATTAGATTATCAGCAGTACAAATAACACCTGCACAATTTTCACCTGGAATTTGTTCTACATTGAATGTAAAATCACATTCAAAATTATCCTTCACATCATTTATTACATCAAATATCTTAGTAGCAAAATCTATAGCTTCATCTGTGTAATATTTATTTCCAAATTCATCTGTATAAATAAGTCCATATAAATCCATGACTTCATACATTCCTAGAATACCGATAGTGCAATACTGCTTATCTAATTCAACAGCACCCTCTCGATAGTTAGGAAGAAGACCTTTTTCAATATTTCTCTTAAGAATATATCTCATTGAAGCTAGTGCTTTGCAATTTAAAAGCGTTCTATCTCTTAAAATATTTAAATAGTTTTCTTTAGCTTTATCTTTAGCTGGGTCAATTTTTCTATTAGTCCCAAATCCTAGTGCTTCATAAGCTATTCTAACTAGATTAATTGTAGAAACACGACATGAACCAATAGATAAAGCAGTACCACCAATACTGTTAACGAAACTATTTAATTTTTTAGTGTTACTTAATAATCTGCAACAGTTAGATAACACACCAACATTATCACTGATAAAGAAGTTGCTATCTGACCACTTCATATTATGTGTGCTTGCCCATTTAGCAAATTCTTCGTCTTGGAATTTACCATCTTTATAAAGCAGTGAGAAAGTCAAGACTGGAAATGTAAACATTTGTTCATCTCTAATAGAGCTTACTACTTCCATGAATATTTTTTGGATTCTAATTAATTCTTCAATGCAATCAATAACACATGTTCCATCTGGGAATACAACCCCACCAAATAAAGATTCAAGATAACATCTATCAAAGATAGAGATGTTTGTAAAAGCACATTGGTCAATTCTTAAGAAAGGTTGGTTTAATCTATAAATAAACTTCTGGAAGTTTTGACGCAAATAAGTATCTGGATCTTTTGTATAATAATTATTCTCAACATCTTTTTTCCAGAAATAATATGCCCAGATAAGCACATTTGGCATACCTACTGCCCCAGATTGCCTATTACTTAAAAATGATACAAATTCAATTACATCATCAAAGTATGTTGTTAAATGCTTAGGTGCTTTATAGTTATAATTATTTAAGAAGAATAAACCTTCCGTAGCTAATTTTGTAAAATCATTGCTCCAACAGTAAGGGTAATAACTGGCAGTAGCTGCATCATTAAGATATAAACCTTTGCTGAATTCTTGCCTTAACCATTGTTTTGCTGTTTTTAACCCCCACATCTTCTTTATTTCAGAGAATATTTTATTCAAACCAAACAGTTTATCTTCAGATTTAGCTTTTTCTGTCATAAATGACCGGATATCTTTATGATTTGCATTAGCGTTAGGGTCAATAGTAGCATCAGCTACAGTATCTTTCGATACAAAATTGTTTAGAAATTCAGAGAAATCAAGTTGGCTTGAATGTAAGCCATTAATATATTCAAAATCTTCGCCAAATTCTTTTTTTAAATCTTCAAGACAATTCTCAAAATCTTTTGTTAGCTTTAATGATATCAACATAAATATATTATTGCTCCTTTATCCAAGCTATAGCTTGTGAAAAATCATATAACTTTCCACCTACCATAAGATAGGGTGTAGATGTAATTCCTAATTTTATCATTTCATCTACATCTGTACATTCAGTACATTTAATTTTTTTCTCTTCTAATTTTAATGTTAATACTCTGCATCTTGGGCAATGTGTTGTAAATAGTATAACTTCCATCGTTGTAATCTTCCTCTTCTATCTTATTTCATCTATATGTGTATACAATAAAAAGCTTTTTAGAAAAATATAAGATGAAAATGCTAACATGATTTTATATAAAGATTTTCATCTTATTTAAATTTTTTTCTATTAAATTTTCTATTGCAATATAATTTAGCTCTCAAACGTTCTAATCTATAAATCTTCAATATATTGTCGTAAAGTCGATAAGGTAGCTTCATCATTAACATTGTCAATCATAAAATCGCTGAAAGCTTTCTTTGTTTCAATTATTTGTTCTACAAGTTCATCAATAGTGTCCTGACATATTAATCTATATATAAATACAGGTTTTGTACTTCCAAATCTATGTATTCTATCTTCTGCTTGTGTTTGTAATGCTTCAGTCCAAGGAGTATCTATAAATATTGCATAATTAGCAGCATTGAATGTCAGCCCAGTACCTATCTTCTGTATAGTCCCTAAAAATACCTTATAATTAGGGTCTGTTTGGAACAGATCATTATTCTTCGATACGATATCATCTGGAATATCACCTGTACCAATAAGTGGATTATACTCAGCTAATATTTTATTAAGTTCATAGATAGGTTCTTTAAAGGTAGACATTATGAGAACCTTATCACCATTGCTCGTAATCTCTTCTACTAATTCGACTGCTCTCTTTAACTTTGTAGGTGTAATATCATTAGATGTTAATACTGATGGGCAACTTGTAGCTTGTCTTAATCTAGTGGTTAATGCTAATACATTACTTGCATTTAACTCTATTTTATCACATTCTTCTTTAATACCAGCTTTGATATCATCATAGAATTTTCTATGATTAGGTTCCATTTCTAGAACTTCTTTTATGATGTTTTTAGGTGGTAAATCTGCAAATTGATCTTTTGTACGCCTTAATGAATATTTTTGTATGACTTCTTTTAATATATCTAAATTCTTATACCCAACAATTTGATGATTACCAAACCCACCAAACAAGCAGTACATATTCTTAAAATTGGTTAAAGTTGATTTTTCTGCACCAATCCATTTTAGTGGCACATAAGAATCAAGAGGATTGTTAAGAATAAGTGTTCCGGAAAGTCCTATAGTATAATCAGCTGTTAATTTAAGCAAATTATGCCCTTGAGCACTTCGGCTACTTTTACATTTATGGACTTCGTCAACTACCATCATATCAAATTTATTAGGACCCTTTTTTAATGCTTTGATGACATCATCAGAACGAATACTTTCGATGTTTACAATTACAAAGAACTCTTCGATTGGTGATAATAATTCTTTAACTCTATCTTTCATTGATGCATAAGTTACTTTACCTTTAGAATTGATTCTTTCACCTAATATTCTACAAGATAAATTCGAGAATTTATTAATTTCTTTTTTCCAGTTAGATTTTAAAGAATTAATACCACATATGATTAGACAATGTTCTAACCCTTTTTGAGCTTTCAATTCTTCTGCTAGATAAATTATCTGGGTAGTCTTTCCTGCACCTGGTGCATCTAATAATAATCCTTTTTCAATATTCAATCCCCATTCAATTCCTTCTAGCTGATGTTTGAATGGTTTCATTTTATATGTGAGTGTTGGATAATAGTATGTTTTATTTCTTTCTGCAACATCATCATATAATTGTAATTCAATATCATCAATGTAGGTTAATTCATCTAACAGATATGCAAGAGATGTTACTGGAACTTCCCAAATATGTGTATTCTTATCATAATTATATATGTCTGTAGATTTAATAACCTCTATTACTTGCAGATTGAAATCAAACGAGATAAATAGCGAAGTTATTCCTGATAATTTTATAGGTTTATCTTCTTTTATTCTAATCATTGACAATTCTTTCTATTACTATAATCTTTTATTTTTCAGGTATATCAAATTCATCTTCATCAAAAATATCTACAATAACTGTTGTTTTAAATGTAATTGAAGCATCTACAGAAAATTTCTTACCACATCTATCACAGGCATATGTTTCTAAAGTATCCATGTCATTACCGTTGTATCCTAAAATACTACCATCACCATCTTTAATAATGTTATAAGGTCTTCCTAAAAAATAATCTGGATAATATATTTCTGCAGGTAAATATTCTGTATTGCAATGTGGACATCTAATTGTTGTTTTTTTCGCCATTATGTCTATATATCTCCTTACCATAATTTAACTAAATTTATAGATCTGTCATTTTCTTGTGTCTTTTTTAATTTTCTTTTTTCGTATTTATTGTTTATTTTAAATTCTTTATCATGTAACCAGATTATATAATTATCATTAAATAAATAATTATATAAGTCTATGCTAAATGTATCTAAGAAAAATTGTAGATTTCCTGTTTCAACAAGATTATTCTTTATTTGTAAAGGGAAAAATCTGCTATCTGTATCTCCAAAATATTTATAATTAGTTGAATCTCTTTTATAGTTAGGTTTTATTAATAAACCTTTAAATTCTATAT